GTCCGACATTTCTGAAGACGGCGTGTTAGAGGATTATTGGGCCGTGGTTAGCGACCAAGAATCTATTAGTGAAACTTGAGTATAATATTGAGGACTAAGTAAATGAAATTATTTAATATGCAAGACGGCCCAGATATTCCTTGGAAATATAGGCCCCTGACTACCAATTTTATCAGATGCCTTAAAGACATTGATCGCCCCAGAGGATGTATCGATCTTATTCCCGCCAAGCATTGAATCATGTTGAACAGCTAAAGGCGGCTCGAGTTGTTTTTCTTGAGCAAGCATCCTCGCTTCTTTGACCGCATTGAGTTCTAAAACATCTGGAAGGGCATCAATCCCTGGGCCTCTGCCATAGATCTCATTATAGTTCTTTCGAAATCTTGCCATATATATAGGTTGTTCCTCAAAACCTCGACGTCTAAGGATCTTTTTAGTGTCCATTTCTATATGTATGGACTCAAATGGCATGTTGAGATTGTTAAGTTTAGCGATATTTACAACAGCTCTAGGTTCAATTGCTTGAAGGACTTTAACCTTTGTTTCAAGCTGTCCTTTGAGCGCAGATTCCTTGAGTTGTTTTGACAGGTTGTTTATCCCATACTCTTCGATTATTCGTCTTAGAGGCCATTCTATCTCGATGTAGATAGTATTTACGATGCCTTGTGCGTTCTCATCAATGGCAACAGACTGAACTCCATAAGCTCTAAAATCTAAGTCAACTTCCTTACCTTTAAATACTCCAACACCCGAAGTTCCAAAAGCACCTTGATCATTCATATACTCTTCTAGGGCCAAAGTGAGCCCAGCTTCAGGAGCGTCAAGAGCTTCGACCGTAACCTTGTTTATTTTTTTAAAATAGTTAGCTATTTTTGCAGACTTAGGAAGTGTTTCAACGGGCTGCAACATCATTGATTTACCGCCCGATTGCCATAACATGCCTAACATTGCAGCACTCATTTTCACATTGGATTTTCTGCCAGTGGAATCAAAGAGATCTTGATTGAGATAGTCGCCAGGTTGTTGAGTGGAAGTAAATGATTGTTTGACTGTATGTATGAATTCCCCAGCTAATTGCCAAAGCCTATGCCATCTTGCCCGATCTGTTTTCAGATCCTTCCAGCGGTCTAGTTTTTGTTGGGCTATTCCTTTGATTCCAGCCATTAAGCCGCACCGAACAGTTGTGACCGGCGCCTTTGTTGTTCAGTGAATCCCCCGAACAATCCCTGTCTAGCACCTGAAACACCCAAAGGACTTGTCTTTACAAGAGATCCAAAGCCCCTTTGACGCTGTTCAACTTGAGACCTAAGCCTTCCAGATTGTTCACGAGCTAAAGCAGATTCACGCTTTTGTGCGTCCTCTGTTGCAATTTTTCTTTGACGTTGTTGTTTTCTGGCACTCTCAGATTGTTGGACACCGCTTGCAGCTTGAGAGAATAATAAAGCTCCAACTAATAACTCAATTCCCACGCTTCCAACTCCTTCGACGTTGCAATGTCGTGATGCCTGACTTCTCTTTATTGATCTTTTCAACAGTCATGGCAACATCTGATATTACAGGCATTGCGAAAGTTAAGGCCATTGCGTCCCCAATATCTGGCGACTTACCATAATCTTGTTTTATTTTATCCTTAGATACAAGTTGGATTCTGCTCGATGAGGTTATTTTATACATTGGAACACAGGTTAAATCTGCTTGAATCTCGTCATCATCTGGAATTGAACAGTCGCCCTCTTTAATCCAATCCCGCATTTCGCACCACATCTCAGCTCGCTTATTCAAATATTGCACAGGGTCACTAGGTTTTGATCCAAAATGAATGCCCGTCACATATCTACTGAAACCTAACTCGACGAGTCTATCGACAATCGCTCTGCCCCCTTCACCTAAATCTATAAAAACTTGATTAGGTTTATGGTTTTTAATTAAGACCGCTAGTTTTCCGACAAATTCCATGGGGGTTATTGGATCTTTTTTAGTATCAAAAGAATATACTTTAGGAATCTCACGCCCACGTCTGAACACTATCGCTGCGCGGTCGCCGACGGACGCGGGATCAACACCCATTATAAGAGGAGCGTCCCTATCTTTAATCTCGGATTGACGGGCTCTGAGAATGTCCTCAACTGGAATCAAGGAATCACCTGAAGTCTGAAAAGCCTCATCAGGATTGCATGGATATTCTTGTCTAAACTTCCAGGTCTCACCTTGAAATTCATAAATCTTTGCCCTGCGCCAGCTGAGCTGTTCATCACTTAATCCATAAAGTTCTTGGAGTTCCATCTCCTCATCATCAGGTTGGAAATCGCCCTTGATCTCACGCCGATATTCTGACTGACAAAACCAGGGAATAAAAATTAATATATAGTCGCCCTCGCACCTACGAGCTGCCATGCACATTTTATGAAACATGTTGCCCATTCCATTAGCAGTTGACTCAAGAACGATCTCGGTCCCGGGCAAGTCGGCTACCGTCTGCAATGCACCTGTTGAGATATCGTCTGTATTTTTCCAGAATGCGACCTCAGATCCATGAAAGTATTTTGTTGTGATAGACCTTCCCGTATTCTTGTTCCCTGCGGTTCCCACCGAATACTCTGAATCAAGTCCATGAAATGATAACTTCTTTGCACTCGATCTTTTAAGAGGGGGTCTCAATAATCCATTGCAATGATTATGATACCTGTTCACCATGTTGAAAAGATTCTCTGTCGCCTTATCCTCATGGGTTAATATAAAGACATTCGAGCCTTTGTTTCTTGTAGACCTATGATAGAATCTAGCTCCAACATAAGTTGAACATCCTTGCTGTCTGCCCTTTAAGATTAAAGCCCTGACTTTGCCAGTGTCGTTTAATTGTTTTTCAAGCTGCTTATGGATTACTTTCTGCGCTTCATTAAATAGAAGCGGCATCAGTTGCCCTGACTTGTCTTTGATAATTAAAGGTGAATTCTCTGAGAAATAAGGAAGGTTGTTTTGTAGCTCGTTGTGTAATCTCGCGCGATTCTTTTTGATCTGTGACATTCCCCAATCTTAATTGGAGATTTGATGATGTTCAATGCCGCTGTGTACTGATGCTCAGCCGTTAATATAATTCGTCAATGGCCTCACATTCTGTTTGCTCATTGCCCTCAAGCTGCTCACAAATGCGGTTCGGAGTATTACAAGATGTAAAATAAAATAGACAGAATATAAGGACGCCAACAAAGTAGATCGGTTTCATATCACCCCCTGATTAAACAAGTTTACTCTAATCCAGGGAAAAGGGAATAGTGGGTTTCAATATGAGTCAATCATTTAACTCTAAACCTTATGCTCGTTAGTTATGCTGTCAGGCCTATTATCAGCAGTAATAACAATGCTAATTTGTACCCCATCAAAGGTGCCTAAGAATTTTCTATACTCTTCAATGGATTCTTTTTCTAATGAAATTTGTTTCATGTTTTCAATCTCTGCCCAGTCATCAAAGAGGCTCACAACCGTTTCAATATCCATTGCTTAAACCTTATGCTTATTAGCTTTAAGAGATCTTTTATAACGAGCTACTTTTAATCTTAATTCTCTAGATTCATCCCATGCTGGCGACCCTTTGTAAAATTTATTTTCGTGCAACCATCGCCTTTCCCAGCGCATGAATAAGTCAAAAATTTCATCTTTAGTAGGAGTTATAAACTTAGCCATTTAACCATCAACCTTATGCTTATATGTTTTAATCATTTCCCTGACTTCTTGCTTTTTTTCGTTTGTCATTCTTCTGTCTTTCCACATAGAAGGAATTTCGTGCCAGCTAAAACCGCCACGGTTTGAAATTGTCTCAGCATCTTGAAGTCTAGGATGCAAATGCTCATATAATAAATGTAAAGCTTCTCCTAATTCCCAAGGAATATCTGGGCCGTCTTGCATATTAAATAATTTCATTTACTTAGTCCTCAATATTATACTCAAGTTTCACTAATAGATTCTTGGTCGCTAACCACGGCCCAATAATCCTCTAACACGCCGTCTTCAGAAATGTCGGAC